CTCTAAATCCAGAAAATTATAAAACCCCCGAAGTAGAAGAGTATTATCTCTACGATCCCAACTCTGCACAAAAGAATGGCAGCGGAATCTATCCGAATAGAAATGCCAAGGGTGCGGTAAAGATCTCAAAAGATGCAATTACATTTGTAACCTCTGGATTAGTAGATAGAAATAAGCAAACAATTTTATCTTATTTGCATAAAGCAATCAAGGCACTTAACCAATTAAGAATGGTTGAGGATAGTCTTGTTATTTACAGACTTTCAAGAGCACCAGAACGTAGAATTTTCTACATTGATGTTGGTAATCTGCCTAAGGTAAAAGCAGAACAGTATCTGCGCGATGTGATGAATCGCTATCGCAACAAACTTGTCTACAATGCGAGCACCGGAGAAATCCGTGATGACCGTAAGCACATGGCAATGCTTGAAGATTTCTGGTTACCCAGAAGAGAAGGTGGTAGAGGAACTGAAATTTCTACACTTCCTGGTGGTCAGAACCTTGGAGAACTTTCTGACGTTGACTATTTCCAGACTAAACTCTACAAAGCTCTAAACGTACCTTCCAGTAGACTCGATAGTGCTGGTGGATTTAATCTTGGTCGTTCCTCAGAAATTCTGCGTGATGAACTTAAATTTACTAAGTTCGTCGGCAGATTACGTAAAAGATTCTCTGGTATCTTCAATGATATGTTGAAGACTCAGTTAATTTTGAAAAATGTTATCACCTCCGAAGATTGGACAGAACTTGAAGATCATATTCAATATGATTATCTGTATGACAATCACTTCTCTGACCTCAAAGAAAATGAACTTCTTAATGAGCAACTTGGTGTTATTGCTGCTATGGAACCATACATGGGTAGATATTTCTCTGCACAGTATGTGAGAAATAAAGTTCTCAAGCAAACTGAGACTGAAATGAAGGAGATGGATAAACAGATTAAGAAAGAAATTTCTGCTGGAATTCTACCTGATCCAAATGCAATAGTGGATCCTAATACTGGATTACCAATTGATCCAAATACAGATCCAATGGGTCTTGGAGCACCAATTAATGAACCAGATTTAGCAAGTCAAGAGAAAGCAGTTGAAGCACCAGAAGGTGGTGAGATATAAATAAATAATAGTTCTTATAATTTTTGATTCAAAATGGATGATTTAATGGATATGTTAGTAGGTGACGAGTCATCTCCTGCTGAAGTCAGCGATAAAATTAAAGAAATTTTATATGCTAAAGCATCATCAAAAATTGATGCAGTAAGACCCGGAGTCGGTGCTGCTCTATTTGGTGATGAAATTGAAGATGAAACTGATGAAGTTGTTGATGAATTTGAAGTAGAGTCCGAAGAGGACGAAGAGGAAGAAACTCAAACCGGAGACGAAGATGTTGATTAAGGTCTTAGCAGCAGAGACAGATTTAACTTCTGCTGGTAACGTTGGCAATGCAACCGTAGTTCGACTGTATAACGGTCACTCTGCTGCATTGGTTATCACAAGAACTGATTCTAGTGATGCAACCATTGGAAGTCTCACAGTAAAAAATGGTGAAACTGTTGTTCTTGAAAAAGAACCAACTGATAAATTATCTGCCGCTTCAAATGGTGGTTCAGTCAAAGTTGTAAAAGTTGCATTCAGAAACTAAGAAAATGAAACTAATCAGAGAAGAGGTTGAAACCGTAGAATTTATCACCGAAGGAAAAGGTGCTAAAAAGAAGATGTACATTGAGGGAACTTTCCTTCAGGGTGACATCAAAAACCGTAATGGCAGAATGTATCCTATTCAAACTCTTGCAAAAGAAGTTGGTAGATACAATGAAGCATACACCAACAAAGGTAGAGCACTTGGAGAACTCGGTCACCCCGATGGTCCAACTATCAACCTTGACCGTGTATCTCATAAAATCGTTGCTCTTGAGCAGCGTGGTTCTAACATTTACGGTAAGGCACAACTTCTCAGCACCCCAATGGGTAAGATTGCACAATCACTTATTGGTGAGGGTGTGAAACTTGGAGTTTCATCCCGTGGTGTTGGTTCTCTGAAACTGAACAACGAAGGTATCAACATTGTTGGTGAAGATTTTATGTTGGCAACCGCCGCAGATATCGTCGCTGACCCTTCTGCACCTGATGCTTTTGTTGACGGAATTATGGAAGGAAAAGAATGGGTATGGGAAGGCGGAATTCTTCGCGAAAGGTTCTGCAGCAATACCAGAAAGAGAATAAATACTCTTGTTGATCAAAACAGACTTGAAGAACATAAACTCCAATTATGGGGTGATTTTCTATCAAATCTTTAATTTATAAATAAATATAGTTTAATTAACTACAAATAGGTAATTCGGAGAGTTCTAAAATGTCCAGTGGTTCTAATTTACACGAAATGGAAGACGTTAAGGAAAACGCTGTAACTGCCGGTGCTAAACCAGCAGAACCAATGGTAAAACCATCTGGAGCAAGCGTGGAAGACCTTGGCGGTCCTACCCCAGAAAACTACAGACCTGATGATGATTCAGCTAAGTTGAATACACCAGGTGCTACCCTTAAGCAAGTTAAGGATGTTGTAAACAAAGGCGCAGCGCCTGCGGATGCAGCACCTGCTGGCATGAAGGAAGAGGAAGAGTCTGAGATCGATGACGATCAAGAGATTGTTTCCGAAGAAGAGATTTCTGAAGAAGAGATCACAGAAGAGGAAGAAGTTGTTGAATTAGACATCGATGCTGATGTCGAAGCACTTCTCCAAGGCGAAGAACTCTCCGAAGAGTTCCAGGAAAAAGCAAAGACTATCTTTGAAGCAGCAATTAATTCTAGAGTTGCTGAAATTCAAGAGAACCTGGAAGCAAGTTATGCTACCGTCATTGAAGAGCAGGTAGTAGCATTCAAGAGTGAAATCACAGAACGTGTGGATTCATATCTTGAATATGTTTCAGCAGAGTGGTTAGAAGAAAACGCTCTGTCTGTTGAGGAAGGACTTAAGTCAGAAATGTCTGAGTCGTTCTTATCTGGCCTGAAGGGCCTATTTGAAGAACATTATGTTTCAATCCCTGAAGAAAGATATGATGTACTTGAGAGCATGGTAAATAAACTTGATGAAATGGAAGGAAAACTCAATGAGCAGATCGACAGAAATGTTGTTCTGAACAGAAGATTAGCAGAATCCACATCTGATGGAATCTTAGGTGAAATTTCTGAAGGACTTGCAGTCACTCAGAAAGAGAAGCTCGCTACTCTTGCCGAAGGTGTTGAGTTTGATAGTGAAACAGACTACCGTGAGAAACTGGTAACCCTGAGAGAGGCATATTTCCCCTCCAGACCCAGTGCTCAAAGAGATTCTTCTGAGTACATTGCAGAAGAAGCATCCATGTCCCAGGAAGTAACTGGTTCTATGGAAGGATATCTTACTGCTCTGCAGAGAGTTTCTAAAAAGTAAGTTTTACATTATAACATAAACCCCTAACACTTTTAAAAGAGGTAAAATCAAATGCAAATGTTCAACGGTGAACAACTGCAGGAGAAGTGGGCACCATTACTTGACTACGAAGGCGCTGAGAAAATCACCGACTCCCATCGTAGAATGGTTACCGCAGTTCTCCTGGAAAACCAAGAAAAATTCCTGAACGAAGAGCGTTCGTTCTTGTCTGAGGCACCTACCAACGCAGCTAATGCTGGTGGCGCTTCTGGCGGTTTCGGCGGCGGTGCAACCGCTGGTGGTCCTGTTGCAGGTTTCGACCCTGTACTGATCTCCCTGATCCGTCGTTCTATGCCTAACCTGGTCGCTTATGACCTCGCTGGCGTACAACCAATGAACGGTCCTACCGGACTTATCTTCGCAATGCGTTCCCGCTACACCAATCAGTCTGGCACCGAAGCCCTGTTTGATGAAGCAGATACCGCATTCTCTGGTCAGAATGATGGTGGCGATCTGGAGCAAGGTCTCTACACCGCCCAAGCATCTGACGGCGCTTCTGTTGGTTTCGGTACTGCCGCACAGAAGACTAACGAAGCTGGTACTAACCCCGCACTGCTTGGTGCATCTGGTGGTCAACTCGCCTACAACGTAGGTCAGGGTATGCACACTGGTGACGCTGAGGATCTGGGCGATGGTTCAGGCGACCAGTTCAACCAGATGGCATTCTCGATCGAGAAAGTCACCGTAACCGCTAAGTCCAGAGCTCTGAAAGCAGAGTACTCCCTGGAACTGGCACAAGACCTCAAGGCAATCCACGGTCTGAACGCTGAAGCAGAACTCGCTAACATCCTTAGCACCGAGATTCTTGCTGAAATCAACCGTGAAGTCATCCGTACCATCTACAAGGCAGCAGAAGCTGGTGCTCAAACCAACACTGCAACCGCCGGTACTTTTGACCTTGACGTAGACAGCAACGGTCGTTGGTCTGTTGAGAAGTTCAAGGGTCTGCTTTTCCAAATCGAGCGCGAAGCGAACGCTATCGCACAAAGAACTCGTAGAGGAAAGGGCAACATGATTCTGTGTTCCGCAGACGTTGCTTCCGCACTGACCATGGCTGGTGTACTTGACTACACCCCCGCACTGAACGCCAACCTCAACGTTGACGACACCGGTAACACCTTCGCTGGTGTTCTGCAAGGTAAGTATCGCGTATACATCGATCCTTATTCTGCTAACCTC